TACCTAAAGACTTCAGTAGAAACAAGGGTTTTGAGAACTCTCACCTCTTTGGCATGGACAAGTTTAATCCGGGGTGCTCACAGGTGCTCACTATCGTAGAGGGAGAGGAGGACACACCATCAGCATACCAGATGCTAGGTTCTAAGTGGCCTGTGGTTGGTGTACCCGGTAATAACGGAGCTAAGTCTGTCCTCAAGAACAAGGATACGTATGACTTCGTCAACTCCTTCAAGTCTATTGTTGTTGTGCTTGATAATGATGGTGGTGCTGGAGCTAAGCTTGGTAACGACATAGCTAGAGCCTTCCCTAACCGCACCTATGCTGTTAATCTTAAACTCTTCAAGGACAGTAATGACTACCTCGTGAACAACAAGGGTAAGGAGTTCCTCTACTCATGGATCAACAGGCAGAAGTACACACCAGATAATGTGATCAACACTAGTGAGCAGTTCCTGTCTCTGTACCGTGACTCACCTGATCACCTGTATGTACCTACTGGTATCCAAGCTCTTGACGAGAAGATCAAGGGCATCATGCGTGGGTACTTCACTGTCCTCAAAGCCGCCACTGGCATCGGCAAGACTGAGGTTATGCGTAGGCTTGAGTACTCTCTTGTTGAACGAGGCACACCTATCGCAGTGTGGCACCTAGAAGAGACTAAGCTAAGGTCCTTACTAGGCCTAGTAACCTACCACTTAGGAGAGAATGTAACACGTAAGGATGTGATTGATGAGAAAGGTAACACCGCTGATGTAGAGGAGGCTATCAAAGAACTAACTCAAGACGAACTACTCTACCAGTTCTTCATGCGTGACGGTGATACACCTGATGACCTAGTGGATCAGATCAGGTACTTTGCTGAGGTGTGTGATGTGAAGTATATCTTCATCGAGCCTATCCAAGACATCATCTCAGGTACAGGTGATAGCAAGGAGGCTATGTTAGCAGACCTAGCGGTACGATTCTCTAAGCTTAGTGCTGAGTTGAACATCGCTATCGTGAGCATTGCGCACACTAATGATGATGGTGAGATTAAGTACTGTCGTATGATTGGGCAGCGTGCTGGTATCATTATCAACCTAGAGAGAGACAAGCAAGCAGCTGATGAGGACGTGCAGAATACTACATGGCTAACTGTTGAGAAGAACAGACCGCTCTCTCTTGAGGGTCATGCAGGTTGTCTTGAGTTTAATCCTGATACATTCACAATCGAAGAGAAGGAATTCTAAGTGACTAAACGAAAGGTAACTGAGTATAAAAATATTTTGTGGGAGTTAGAGGCTCCTTTACCAACAACCATAAGAGTACTCCAAAAGTACTTAAAGGAGTACCCCGACGCATGGTTAGACATCGACACTGAAACCGAGTATGGAGTAGATGTTCCTGTCGCTTATCTCTCCTTTGAAAGAGAAGAGACTGACTGTGAGTACAATGAAAGAGTCGAGAAAGAAGCCTCTAACTACGATCGAAAAAAGAAACAGTACCTTAAATTGAAGAAGGAGTTTGAAGATGTGGACGATAGCTAAGCATACTAATAGTGTTAAGGGTCACGGTGGGTCTTGGAATGAACCGGAGATAGGGCATGGAATATACGGTGAACTCAGGGACCTACCTCCTTTGTTCACTCCAAGAGAGTATGCAGAGGAGTACGCTTACCGAGTGTACGGGTATCGTAAGACTAAAAAGACTGGGATCAATTGGACTATAGTGGAGATGAAAGTATACCGTTGAATGAAGAAAGTAATCATTGATATTGAAACACTACCCATCCCACACCATCTTGATAAGATACATTGTATTGTTACCAAGGAGTTAGGAGGCGTAGTTAATGTATGGCTTGAAGAAAACTTTAAGGAGTTCAAGGAGTATGCTACTACAGTTGACCAATGGATTGCACATAACGGGGTGGGATTTGATATACCTGTCCTTAATGTTTACTTCAATCTTAGTCTGCCTACCTCGTGGCCCGGACTAGTCGATACCTTTATTGTGTCCCGTCTTGTGAACTACAGCAAGTACAAGACCCACGGTCTAGCTGAATTAGGTCTAGCCTTTGGTGTACCTAAGGCCTCATTCAGTGATTTCTCTGCGCCCACACAAGAGATGATTGACTACTGTACCCAAGACGTCAAGGTAACTGAGAGGGTGTACAAGAAGTACCAGAAGTACATTGAGTCTAAGACTTGGTATGATGCTATGAGTATCGAGCATGACATAACTCTCGTCTGCAAGGGTATGACAGAGCTAGGCTTTAAGTTTGACGTGGATAAAGCAGAGAACCTACTGGCTAGCGTACAGCGTAGTATGTCTACCATCGGACCTGTCTTCCAGAAGGAGTTCCCTCCTTGGAGAGTAGAAGATCGAAGGCTTAAGTACCGTGTGAGTAAGGATGGCACACTCAATAAGAAACTAAGTGAGGCTATGTCCTACGGTGATTGGGAGTTAGATGGTGATGAAGTAGTCTTCTACAAACAGAAGGAGTTCAATCCCGGCAGCACAAAGGATCGTGTTGAGAAGCTATGGGAGTGTGGCTGGAAACCTCATGTCAAGAGCAAGACACACCTACAGTTCTCTCGGGCTAAGGTAGGCGACATGTGGGGTAAGTCTCAGCTAACACCTGAGCTATACGCACAGAAGAAGAAGTACTTTAACTTCTATGGGTGGCAGGTAAACGAGGAGAACCTCACCACACTGCCTGAGAGCGCCCCTGAGGGGGCAAGTATGCTCGCAAGGTGGCTCACCCTAGAGGGACGAAGGAGCGCACTGGAGACATGGCTAGGGTGCGTCTCTGACGATGGTAGGATTCACGGTAAGTTCTGGTTCATCGGTGCATGGACACACAGGATGAGCCACAGTGATCCTAACCAAGCTAACATAGCCAGTCCATTTAAAGGAGAAGCACGCAATGCTGTTGAAGAAGTTAAAAAAGAGTATGATGCTGGTCTTCGTAGTTGTTGGACTACTGATAGCATCCTTGTGGGTACTGATGCAGATGGTATTCAGCTACGTATTCTTGCTCACTATCTTAGAAACCCTGAGTACGTAGAGGCTATAGTTAATGGCAGGAAGGAGGATGAGACAGACATCCATAACCTGAATAAGAGGGCGTTGGGTATGACACACGTAGACAGGGATGATGCTAAGACTTTCATCTACGCTTGGCTGCTTGGAGCTGGTGTACCTAAGGTAGCTTCTATCTTGAAGACACAGGTAGGTGCTGCTGGTGCTGCTGTTAACAGGTTCGTTGAGAGTACCAAAGGATTGTCTCAGCTTAAGAGAGGAAAGATAGTTAGAGATGCTAGACAAGGGTGGTTCGAAGGACTGGATGGGAGGAAGGTTGCTTGTAACAGTGAGCACCTGATGCTTGCAGGCTACCTTCAGAATGGTGAGGCTATCATCATGAAGAGAGCTAATAGATTGTGGAGGAAATGGGCTGATGAAGATTTGATTGAGTATGGACAAGTAAACTTCGTTCACGATGAATGGCAGACAGAGTGTTATGGTTCGCAAGACATGGCTGAACACCTAGGGCTGCTACAAAGAACCGCTATTGAGCAAGTTGGGAAGGATTTAAATCTCTACTGCCCCCTTGCAGGTAGCACAGACTACGGTAGAAATTGGCTGGAGACCCATTGATAAAAAAAGATTGAGGAGGGCCCTTGACAAACTACTTTAGAATACTATATATATACTATAAGTATTCTTTAAGAAAGTCTTTAGGTATTATACTCCTTAAGAAAGAATACTTAAAGACTTCTCTGAGACCATCCTTAAGGATGTAAACTTTTCTTGTCACTAACCAAAGAAGGAAAATACGAATGGCAAAAGCAAAGCGATATGAAGTTGAAGGAACCCTTGAGTGGGTTCGAGTCTTCGAAGATAACCGAGACATGGAGGGATTCCAAGGGGCTTACGAAGATTGTGATGGAGCCTACACACTTGACGCTATCCTTGACAAAGAGAATACCACTCTCTTCAAGGCCTCAGGTACAGCTAAGAAAGGACGTGAGACTGAGGACGGAGAGTTTGCTGTCAAGTTTGTACGTAAACATATAGGTCCTTTCAAGAAGGTAGGTGG